CGGATGCCGTGATAAAATTATCTTATGTATACGGTGTCGTCATTGCTGAGCTTATGTCTAGTGGGGCTAGTGTTATCACTATATCTCCTTCATCTTGGCAGGCTCATATTGGAAATAAAAACCCAACAAAGTTTGAGAAAGACAGACTTAGGTTGGAAAATCCTGGATACGCTGACTCTTGGTATAAGGCAAAGATGCGTGAAGTCAGAAAGCAGCGTACAGTAGATTATTTTAACAAAAAATATAAATTAGAATTAAATGATTTTGATGTAGCAGATTCATTTGGAATTGCTTATTATGCGAATGAGGTTTTAACAAAAAGATGATTATACAAATTATTGGGCTTCCAGGTTCTGGCAAAACAGAATTGGCAAAAGCATTAAAGGAAAGAATTAATGCAATACACCTTAATGCTGATGAGGTTCGTGCTACCGTAAATTCTGATTTAGGGTTTACTCATGAAGATAGAATTGAGCAGGCTCGTCGCATGGGAGAGATGGCAAGACTGATTGCTAAGCAAGGCGTTGCACCAGTCATTGTTGACTTTATATGCCCTACAGAATTAACTCGTGCAGCATTTGGTAAGCCAGATATACTTATTTGGATGGATACAATTCAAGAGGGAAGGTTTGAAGACACTAATAAGATGTGGGAGTCTCCAAGCGGAACATACTTATCATTTATTGATCATCAGATGAATCCAGAAGAAAAAGCATCTTCCGTTATCAAAACATTTAAACTTCATGACTGGTCTGCTCCGACAACTCTTATGCTTGGTAGATATCAGCCTTGGCATGAAGGGCACCATGCTTTGTATAAAGAAGCTGGAAAAAGAACTGAGCAGGTACTGCTTGGAGTTAGAAATACCTACAACACAAGTGAAAAAGATCCACTTAAATTTAATCAAGTAAAAGAATATATTGCGAAAGATGAATTTATGGATGGAGCAATGGTTTTAAGGCTACCAAACATAACAAATATTGTATATGGTCGTGACGTTGGCTATAAGATTGAACAGGTAGAACTTCCATCTGATATTCAAGCTATTTCAGCAACACAGAAAAGAAAAGAAATGGGATTATGAAAAAAATCAAATATATATTGGCTATAGTTAAAGATAGGTGGCTAAAGCCATATGATGATATCATATTAAGGTTCAATACAAAAGCAGAAAATGGAGACCCTTTAGTATGGAGAATATTTGTCAACGGCAACCAAAGTCTTGCAAGTGATTTTGAAATACATGGCTATGTATATGCAGTTTCTTCAGAATACGAAGGTGACACAAAGTATAATGTTGGATGCAAGGGAAGGATTCGGTGGGAAGGTACAAAAGCGGTAATTATAACTGCTAAAAAAGAACCGAATACTATGCTATGAAATTATACAAAAGTAAAGATTGGCTATATAGAAGATATGTAGTTCAAAGAAAGACTATGGAAGAAATTGCAAAAGAGTGTGGCGTAACTGTTATGACCATTCATAGATCATTGAAAGAGCACGGTATAATTAAATGAGTTTAGATCCAGTGTTTCCAGATTCAAAAACCTTTAAATGCGATGACCTTTATTTGCTTACCGTTGGCACAGAAGCTGGTAAAGAAATTCTTGAAACCTGCCATGAAATCGCACACATGCTAGTTAAAAAGAATATAGCCTACGGGAATTCAGCCCTAGATCCTGTGCGTATATTTTCAAAGGCGGGACCAAGAGAGCAGCTTCATGTCCGTATTGATGACAAATTAAATAGATTAATGAAGGGCACAGAATACCCTGGAGATAATGATATTGATGATTTAATTGGTTATTTAGTATTATTAAAAATAGCTAAATCCTGGTCTGAATGATTTTAGTCAACTAAGATGGTATAATAATTACATATGGATATTGAATTAGCAGATCATTTTGATCGTATGAATAAGGTAGTGGAAGAATTACTTAAGGGTAATAATCCTACCCAGATTGCCACCCTGACTGGTTTTAAGAGAGCAGATGTCATTGGGTATATAGATGAGTGGAAAGAGGTCGTTAAAAACGATTCTGGGGCTCGTGAAAGGGCAAAGCAGGCCATATCTGGAGCTGACCAACACTACGCCATGCTCATAAAAGAAGCTTGGAAGACCGTAGAGGATGCTGATCAAGCGGGTCAACTTAATGTAAAAGCTACATCTTTAAAGCTTATAGCTGATATAGAAGGTAAAAGAATCGGCATGCTTCAAGAAGTGGGGCTTCTAGACAATGCTGAATTGGCAACACAGTTAGCAGAAACTGAGCGGAAGCAAGAGATACTTGTAAAAATATTAAAAGAAGTGACAGCAACATGCCCTAAATGTAAGTTAGAGGTTGCAAAACGTTTGTCTCAAATAACTGGAATAGTTGAGCCAGTTGTTATACATGAGGAAAATGCAAATGTATTGTGAGCATGTTTATAAAAATATAAATAAAGATTTATGCCCCAAGTGTGGTAAAGATACACATGAAACTGATTGGGCATATCAAGCTAAATTGCATAAACAATGGCATGAAGACGGCAAGGCTAATTACGAGGGCTGGTGGTCTATTTAATGGAATTAAATTTTAATGACCTCATTGACATACTGGACGGAGAAGAGTTTGATGAAAGACCAGTAGACCTAAGAACGTTTGTTACAGGAAAAGATTATCTTGGACTTCCTCCTCTTTCTGAGTACCAATATACGCTTATTGAAAAAAGCTCACAGATTTACAAACAATCAACTCTCGTCAAATTATTTGGAGAAAGAGAAGGCGAAGATCGATACAAGCAAACCTGCAACGAAGTAGTAGCTCAATTAGGTAAAGGAAGCGGCAAAGATTACTGTTCAACAATATCAGTAGCCTATATAGTATATTTACTATTATGCTTAAAAGATCCAGCTTCATATTATGGAAAGCCACCTGGAGACTCAATAGACATTATTAATATTGCTATTAACGCACAGCAGGCCAACAATGTTTTTTTTAAAGGATTTAGAAATAGAATTGTCAACTCTCCCTGGTTTATAGGAAAATATTTTGAAAAAGCTTCTGAAATTAAATTTAATAAAAACGTAACGGTTTATTCTGGACATTCAGAGCGAGAAGCTTTTGAAGGATATAACGTTTTAGTCGCAGTACTCGATGAGATATCTGGCTTTGCTCTTGAAAGCACCACGGGACACGATCAGGCTAAAACTGCAAGCGCTATTTATGAAATGTATAGAGCTTCAGTAGATTCTCGTTTTCCAGACTATGGTAAAGTAATACTGCTTTCATTTCCAAGATTCAAACAAGATTATATCCAACAAAGATATGATCAAATTGTAGCAGAAAAAGAAACAATACAAAGATTTCATAAATTTAAAATAGATCCAGATCTTCCAGATGATACTCAAGGTAATGAGTTTGAAGTTTATTGGGATGAAGATCATATTGTATCTTATAGGTATCCTAAAGTTTACGCCATTAAAAGACCAACATGGGAAGTTAATCCTACAAGAAGCATAGAGGATTTTAAGATATCATTTTACAGAGACCCAGTAGATGCTTTGGGAAGATTTGCATGTATGCCACCAGAAGCTATCGATGCTTTTTTTAAGTCTCGTGAAAAAATAGAAAAAGCTTTTAATAATTTATCTTTGAGCGTAGACCAATTTGGCAGATTTGAAGACTGGTTTGTTCCCATAGAAGATAAAGATTATTTTATACACGTAGATTTAGCGCAAAAGCATGACCATTGTGCAGTGTCTATGGCACATATTAATAAATGGGTTAACGTAAAAGTAACTGATAATTATTCTCAACCAGCACCTATTGTTGAGGTAGATGCCGTAAGGTATTGGACTCCTACTACAGATAAATCTGTAGATTTTGCGGAGGTAAGAGACTATATATTGTCTCTAAGATCACGAGGTTTTAATATAAGAATATGTACATTTGACAGATGGAATTCCCATGACATGATGCAGCAACTAAGACAATATGGAATTAATACTGAAACTTTATCAGTGGCAAAAAAACATTATGATGATATGGCTATGGTAGTTTTAGAAGAAAGATTGTCTGGACCACATATTAAATTGTTAATTGATGAGTTATTAGAATTAAGAATAATGAGAGATAAAGTTGACCACCCAAGAAAAGGTTCTAAGGACTTGGCTGATGCTGTATGCGGATCAATATTTAATGCCATCAGTCTCACCAGGCCAGATTTTGGAGCAGTAGAGGTCCATACATATAGTTCAATTAAAAAAGAACAAAGGGAGCAGGCTAAGCAGGAAAGTCATAATTTAATTAAAGCACCTTCAGCAATGCCCAGAGTTTTGGCGGAAGCACTAGACGGAATGGAAATAATATGAGCATATATCAAGAAAAAGCAAAAGAGTGTAAATGTTGTGGAAAACATGTTCCTCTTCCAGTTAGATTAAAAGAGTATGAAGGAATAAAAGTTTGCCCAACGACATTTGATAATATAATAGAATATAAAAGAGTTTGGAATGAAATTGGCAGAAGGCCTCCAGGAAATATAAGAAAGCATTTTTCAGATTATGTACAGCAAATAGTAGAAAAAACTATTGACAATAATCATGTATCAAATATATAATTATCAACTAGGCACCAGTAGCTTAGTTGGTTAGAGCCCCGAACTCATAATTCGGTAGTCGTAGGTTCAAGTCCTACCTGGTGCACAAAGGAGAAAGATGGACGACGGAGAAGCATTAGAGAGAATACAATATTATATTGAAATAGGTGCCATCAGACTTGCTGGCTACAATGAAGAGGGCGAAGCAATATTTGAATTAAACGAAGAGACTACAAAAGAGCTGGCTCCAGAATTATGGGAAGCGCATATGGAGTACGTTGATGATTCATTAATAGATCTTTACAAAGAAGGACTTCTTGATGTAGAATATGATGAAAATTTGGATGCAACAATGCATTTTACTAAAGATGGATATCAAATTGCAAAAGAAAAGGGTCTTATACCTTTAGAGCCAGGAGAATTTTTTGAGTAATTATATTGCCCTTGTAGCTCAGCGGATAGAGCGAGGCTCTTCTAAGGCCTGCGTCAGAGGTTCGATTCCTTTCAGGGGCGCATAGTGGACCATAGCTCAGTCGGCAGAGCGCAGAGCTGTTAACTCTGATGTCCCAGGTTCGAGCCCTGGTGGTCCAGCGGGATAATCCCAACTTATATATAAGGAGAAAAATGAAAACAGTAGGAGAAAAACTAGGTAACTTTGCTGTTACTGGAGTTAAGCCTGGGGCATTGTCATACGACGATTCCTCATTTGAAGTAATTACACAAGATTCTTTTCCAGGAAAATGGAAAATTATTGTTTTTTATCCAAAGGATTTTACATTTGTGTGTCCAACAGAAATTGTTGCCTACGATGCACTTGTAAATGACTTTAATGATCGTGATGCAGTTTTAATGACTGGGTCCGTAGACAATGAATTTTGTAAAGTAGCATGGCGTAATGCACATGAAGATCTTAAGAAAACAAATTCGTGGTCATTCGCAGATACTGCACACAGACTAGCGTCAGATTTAGGCGTTCATCATGAATCTGGAGTTACATATCGTGCAACATTTATTGTTGATCCAGAAAATACAATTCAACATGTAACTGTTAACAACTTGGATGTAGGACGTAATGCTGATGAATCATTACGTATACTTGACGCACTACAAACAGGGGAGCTTTGCGCCTGCAATAGACCGCTTGGTGGAGACACTCTATAATGTGGGTCGAACAGCTAAAAGATTCTTTGCCAGAATACGCTAAAGATATCAAGCTAAATCTTGATGCTGTTATTAATCGCAGTACAGTTGATCCAGAGCTAGCTACCCATTTAGCTCTGGCAGCTTCTTTTGCTACTGGTAACGGTAAATTAATTGCATTTATTGCAGCATCTTCTACAAATGAAATTGAAAAAAATGCAGCAATGACTGCTGGCGCCTTAATGGCTCAAAATAATGTTTGGTATCCGTATGTAGAAATGGCAGACGATGCAAGCCTTAAAGGTTTACCAGCACAATTAAGAATGAATGCGATAGCGTCTCACGGTGGAACAACAAAAGGTAATTTTGAGGCCTATTCATTAGCGTCATCCATCATTGGAAAATGTCATTTTTGTGTTAAGGCACATTATGAAACCCTGAAGCAGGAAGGGTTTAGCGTAGAGCAATTAAGAGATATTGGTAGAATTGCTGCTACTGTAAACGCTTTAGCTAAGATTTTAAACTCTTAGCATAGCCGCCTCCCTAGCTCAGTGGTAGAGCATCCGCCTTGTAAGCGGAAGGTCGTCAGTTCAATCCTGACGGGGGGCTCAAGGTCCCTATAGCTCAGTTGGTAGAGCAACAGACTTTTAATCTGTGGGTCGTAGGATCGATACCTACTGGGGACACGCCCTTGTAGCCCAGTGGCAGAGGCATGCGACTTAAAATCGTACAAGCGTTGGTTCGAATCCAACCAAGGGCACAAAAGGAGAAAAAATGAAAACAGTGTTAGTAACAGGAACAAAGCTAGGCGTAGGTAACGGACTAGTAACTAGATTATCATCTTTGGGCTATCAAGTAATTGCTACGTCAAGAGATATAAATTATTTATTAAGTAACAAAGAAAGTTTTGGGTGGAAGGAAAATGTATTAGTAGAACAGTTAGACCTTTCAGATCCAGACTCCATAAAAAAATTATATGAAAAATATAAAGATAAAAAAATAGATTTATTAGTTAATAACGCAGCTGGTGGCAGTTTTTATGAAGAGGAAGGGAAAAGTGTTTTTGATTCATTCACCTACGCCTCATCGGTAAACGTTGGGGGACCAGCGTATTTAACAAAATTATTTATAAACAACCTAAGATACTCTGACAACCCAACAGTAATATTCATATCATCATTTGCTGGAAAATATCCATACCCTGGAGACATTACTTATTGTGTATCAAAAGGTGCAGTATCTACTATGGCCCAGGTATTCAGAATCGAATTGCCACCAATGAATATTAAAGTAACTGAAATTAGACCATCAAGTATTAACACAAGAGATGATAATCCAAATTTATCCCATTTAAGTGTAGATGATTTAGTAGATACTATTATGTGGGTGTCTGGTATGCCAAAACATTGTAATATAGATGTAATTGAGATGTCTGAAATAAGGACTAGAAAACACATATAAAGTTTGGTATAATGTATATAGGTCGCCAAACGGGACCTAATTAACTTATTCGCTTAAAGGAGGAATAATGGTAACACAATTTGCCATGGATCTTTTTAGAGATCCTTTTTTTATCGGGTTTAACAGAGAGTTAGACCGTCTTTCAAATATCTATCGTGAGGCCACTCATCAATCTTATCCGCCATATAACTTGGTAAAGATTGACGAAGATACCTATCAGTTATCGCTTGCAGTTGCTGGATTCAGCAAAGATGAAGTAAGCGTTTCTGTAGATAATGGAAGTTTAATAGTTAAGGGTGAGAAAGCCGAAGAGTCTTCCAAGGAAGTACTTTATAAAGGTATCGCAACCAGAAAGTTCACACGCACCTTTGCTCTTGGAGAGTATATGGAGGTGGATCGTGCTGAAATGGCAGACGGTATTCTTAACATCTTTGTGGAACGAAACATTCCCGAAGAAAAGAAACCCAAAACGATCAAAATTAAATAAGATATAATAAAATAGTCGGGCGAGACAGCGACTATAAATAACTGGTATAGTCCTGAGCATGACTGTAAAAAACTGCTCATTAAAAGAAAGGTGTTTTAGTAATGAGGAATGTTAGATATTTTAGCAAACAAAATGAAAAATTTAATTTTAAGTTGCATAAAATTTTTGACATTTCAGAAATAGAAAATAAAATAAGATTATTTAATTCTGAATGGCTTATTGATACTTCTAGGCAAAACATGTATGTTCCTCATAAAAACACTAATACATATTTTTTAATTGAACACTCAAATCATTGGCAATATGGAGACATGTATATGCCACAGTTTAAATGTTTAGATAAAGAATTGTGGGAATCTGTTAAGCCAATAGTTAAATATTTAGAATCAATTATTGATGGTAAAATGGGTAAAGTGGTTTTGATTAATCTCCCAAGTGGTAAAGATATATTAGAGCATCAAGACAAGGGAGACTATTTAGATATAGTTAGAAGATTTCATATACCAATCATTACAAACGAAAATGTTTGGTTTAAAGTAGAAGATGAGGTAAAAAATATGAAGGCGGGGGAGTGTTGGGAAATTAACAACTCTAAACCTCATTCTGTTAAAAATGAGGGCATTGAAAACAGAATACATTTAATGATAGACATTATGCCGATGATTGGAGTTAATTCTTATAATGCCAAGATATGAATATACCTGCATTGAATGCAATTATGGCATAGAAGTTACTAAATCTTTTGATGATGCAAACACATCAGAGTTTTGTAAAAAATGTGGAAAAGTAATGAATAAAGTTTACGGTACATTTGGAATTCAATTTAAAGGCGGCGGGTTTTATTCAACTGGAGGATAATCCAAAATAGTTAAATGATATAATTAACTTGTTACAAAATTTGTAACAGGGAGTTATCAGTTGACTAGGACTAGATTATGGAGATTATCTTTAGCCGCCATTTTAGGCTTTGGTTGGCTATTTGTAACCCCTGCCTATAGTGATGATCCATTAAGTTTAGCCGCTCAAGAAATACAAAAATTAAACGATAGCGTAGCTGATTTAAATTATAAAACAGAATTTGAATCATTAATAGATATATCTGAATCTAAATATGATGACGCAGTAGATGCAAGGGATGCGAGAGACGATGCTGCAGATGTTTACAATTCAGCAGTAGAAGCAGAGGCTACAGCATTAAACGAAAAGCTTTTGGCTCAAACTGCAGTAGATGGACAGACTGTTACTGTAGCTACAAAACTACAAGAAAAAAATGACGCTCAATCAGCATTAGATATAACAGCGGTAAATTTAGCAACAGCAAATACCAACCTTCAAACTGCTCAAAATGCTGTAAATAATGCTGGATCAGCAGGATTACAATATACTGTTTATCATCTATTAAGAGATGGCTATATTAACGGGCAGCATATAGCGGTACCTGGCTCTGTCATATGTACAGGTGTCTGGAATTCAAACTCTATGAATCTTCCAGTTTGCGGATACTACGAAGACATTATTGTTAAATTTACTGGCAAAATTACAGTACCGTCAGATTGGACAAACGTATACTTTGCTGGATACACAGACGACGGATTTAGAATGTATGTAGATGGCAACCTTGCTGTAGACAATTGGGTTGAACAGGGTGCTACATGGAGCACCTATTCTCCAATATATAATGTTAGCCAAGATAAAACTTTAGATGTAGAAATATGGTGGTATAACGGCGGTGGCCCAGGATCTTATCATCTCGGATGGTCAATTCCAGGTGGGTGGACTGGCGCAGGATGTGCTTATACTGGTGGATGGGGAGTAGGATTTAGTTGTAACCTTAATACATTTTCTTACGGATCAGGTGCAACACAACAACAATTAGATAATTTGTCTGCAGCACAGGCAGCAAAAACGGCTGCACAACAAGATTATAATACTAAATTAGCAACACGTAACACTAAAGTATCTGAATATAATTCTGCTAACTCAACTTTAACAATTCATAATCAAACTTTAACAACTAAAACAACTGCTCACAATGCTGCAATTATAAACACAGCAAATAAATTACAGGATAAAGAGGATGCAATAGACGCATATGATCAATCAATTATAGATTTAAATAATGCTATTGATAATGCCTGGAACTATTATGATGAGCAAATGGCTAGAGAAATTGCTACTGCATTAGCACAAGCCGCCGCTGCCGCTGCTGCTAACCAGCCAACGACAGAACCAACGCCAGAACCTTCTCCAGAGCCAACAGAAGAAGTTACTCCAGAGCCAAGCCCTGAACCTTCTCCTGAACCATCGCCTGAGCAAACTGAACCAGTCGATCCCACTCCAGAGCCAAGCCCTGAAGCCACAGATGAGGCGACGCCAGAGCCAACTCCTGAACCTGAGCCATCTCCAGAACCTTCACCAGAGCCTTCACCTCAGCCAACGGATATAGATCCAGAGCCAACTCCTGAACCAAAGCCAACTCCGACTGAACCTTCTGAAGAATCACAAGACAATGTTATCATAAAGGATGAAGAGTTACTAGAGTTAATTCCAGAAAAAGGGACGGGAACTTCAGAAGATCTTACTTCAGTTATAGCTAATTTAACAAGCAAGGATAATAAATTAGTTACATTGAGTCCAGAGCAAATTGCTGCTGTTAGCCAGACACTAGTTGCATTAACAAATGAGGCAAAGATCGAGGTTGCACAAGACCTTGGCATTAAAGCAACTGAAGTTGCCGTAATTGCAGAAGCAATGAAGTCTAATCCAGAATTAGCCATAGCATTTGTTGAATTTAAGGATAGGGAAGCAGCAGCAGAAGGCGCCACCATGCCTTACACATTAGCTGACGCTACCACAGAAGTACAGACAGAAGCATTTTTGGCGGACCCAATAGGAGCAGT